ATGGCCTACAACTGCGGTGTCCGTACTGCTACGCCGAATACGTCGGTAATTTCGATCACGATCCCGACTGGTAATGATCCCCCGCGCATTATCGCTTTAAGCTCCGACCCCCGCTAAAGTAAGCAATAAACTATTGACACGGATATATCATGCCGGCGAAAGGACGAGCCGGAATGGTGTATCTGAGTAGACAAATTTTCCCCTTCCTCTTTTGCTGGACCATGACGGGCAGACCGCTACCGGCCTGCCCGGTACTTTGCGGGGGGTCGTGATGGCAGCCAAGAAACCGGCGCCGAAGAAGGTCCGCAAGAAAATGGGCCGCCCGCGCAAGGAGATCAACTGGAAACAGTTCCGGAAACTCTGCGAAATCCAGTGCACGCTCGAAGAAATCGCCGCCCTGTTCGACTGCTCGATTGACACCATCGAGAACGCCGTCAAACGCGAACACGCCATGACTTTCTCGGAACTCCATAAAATATGGGGCGCCGACGGGAAGAAGTCGCTTCGTCGGAAACAGTACGAGCTGGCCATGAAGGGGGACCGGACCATGCTGATCTGGCTCGGCAAGCAGTGGCTCGGCCAGTCGGACAAATCGGAGTTCGGCGGGAAGGACGGCCAGCCGCTTGTGTCCAAAGACAACGTCGTCATTATCCTACCGGACAATGGCCGGGATGGACCCGAGGAGGGACCGGGTGCATGAACGGTCTGCTGGTCATACTGCTGACTGCTCTGTTCGGGTGGGGATCAATGGCTAAGATCGAGATCACCCCTCAGCGGGGGCCGCAATGGGATTTCGTGCGGGCCAAAGCGGACATAGCGATCGGTGGCGGTTCGGCCGGCGGGGGGAAGACCTTTGCCCTGTTGCTGATGCCGCTGCGGCATATCCACCGGCCGCATTTCGGCGCGGTGATCTTTCGCCGGGAGTATCCGCAGATCACGGCCGAGGGGGGACTTTGGGACAAATCCTGCCAGATTTACCCGCATGTTTCTGGGACGGCCCGGGAGGGTTACCACGAATGGCGCTTCCCGTCCGGCGCAAAAATCCGCTTTGCTCACATGCAGCGGGAAGATGACCGGTACTCCTGGGACGGTTCGGAGATTCCGCTGATCTGTTTTGACCAGGCCGAGTCCTTCAGTTGGAAGCAGGTCTCGTACATGTTCAGTCGCAACCGGACGACCTGCGGAGTGCGGCCGTACATTCGCATGACCTGTAACCCCGATCCCGACTGCTGGCTCCGGACGTTCCTGTCGTGGTGGATCGACGACGAAACCGGTTTGGCGATTCCCGAACGGTCCGGACAGCTGCGGTATTTCGTCAACGTCAACGATGAGATAGTTTGGGCGGACTCAGCGGCCGAACTCACAGCGCGGTTTGGTCCCGAGTCTGCTCCCCGGTCATGCACGTTCATTCCCTCCACCGTTTACGACAACAAAATCCTGCTGCAGAAGAATCCGAGCTATTTGGCCAACCTGAAGGCGCTGCCGAAGATTGAGCGGGAACGCTTGCTGGGGGCGAACTGGAACGTCCGGGAGGCGGCGGGGATGTATTTCCAACGGCACTGGTTCGAGATCGTTGAAACTGCGCCGGCGGTGGGTCGGGATATACGCTATTGGGATCGGGCGGCCACCGATGCCGCCAGCAAGAACGCCAACCGCGGCTCTTGGACGGCGGGGGTCAAGGTCCGCCAGCACCCCGGGGGGATCTACTATGTCACAGACATGTGTCGATTTCAGGGGTCGCCGCACCAGGTGGAGCAGACCATTCGGCAGGTTGCCAGCCAGGATGGCCCCGGCGTACTGGTGGGGATCGAGCAGGATCCCGGGCAGGCGGGCAAGGCGGAGGCATTGTTCCAGGTGCGCAGTCTCACGGGCTACAATGCGCGGGTCAATCCGGTCCATGAATCGAAGGGGGTCCGGGCGAAGCCGGTCAGCGCCCAGGCGGAGGCCGGCAACGTCAAACTGGTTCGCGGGATGTGGAACGAGGCGTTCCTGAACGAGCTGCAGAATTTCGACGGGACGGAATCCTGCACGTCCGATCAGGTCGATGCCTTGTCGGGCGCCTTCATGATGCTGAACAGTCCGAAACGAGTGGGAACGTGGTAAAATATGGGGGCGAGCGCAATGGCCAATCCGAAGGACAGCAACGGCAAACGCGCCTATCAGATCATCATCACCATTCTCACCGGCCTGCTGCTGCTGGCGGCGACCGGGTTCGTCGACGACATCCGCGGCCAGGCCGACAAGGACCGACGGATCGCCGCGCTGGAAGCACAAATGGATTACATCCGGACGGACGTGGTCAAACGCCTCGATCGTCTGGAAATGAAAATTGACGCGCTCAGTGAGGGGCACCGCTAATGCCGAAAGCCCGGACAAATAAAACCGAGACCCACTTAAAGCAGTTGGCGACGGCCTACGCTATGCTGGCGGTGCAGGCCAGCCGGGCCTCTATTGCCGGCCGTCTTGGACTGTCGACGGCCTATACTAACCGTGATCTCTATACCGCGCTCGGCTACGTCAAGGAGCCGACCTGGGCGGACCACTATCTGCCGGCATTTCGGCGGAACCCCGTGGCGCGCTCGGTCATCATTCGCCCGGTCAATGAATCGTGGCGGCTGGCCCCCAAGGTCGTGGAGTCCGAGGCGAAAGAGACGCCGTTTGAATCGGCGTGGTCGACGCTCTGGAACCGTCTGCGGTTGCAGACCAAATTCAAGCGCCTCGATAAACTGGCGACGCTCGGCCAGTACGGCGCGCTGTTGATCGGGTTCAACGACGGACAGGCTGACCTGGCGCAGCCGGCGGGCCGCGTCAGCCCCGGCGATATTCTCTATGTCACCCCATTCTCGGAGGGCACGGCCCGGATCACGGACTACGAGACCGATCCGACCAACGAGCGGTATGGCCTGCCGACGTTCTACCAGATGCAAATGGGGGCGGGGCTGTCGGTCAGCACCAAGCGCGTGCACTGGTCCCGGGTGCTCCACGTCGTCGAGGACAATGACGAGAGTGAGGTCATGGGCAATCCCGCGCTCGAGGTCATTTACAATTTCGTCACCGACCTCGAGAAAGTTGCCGGTGGTGCGGGGGAGATGTTCTGGCGGGGCGCCTGGCCGGGGCTGCTGTTCAAACTGGACCCCGAGGCGACCGTTGACCCTACGACCATTACCGACATGAAAACGCAAACGGAGGACTATATCAACAGTCTCCGCCGAACTATGTCCCTGCAGGGTGTCGACGTACAGCAGCTGTCACCGCAAGTCGTCGATCCGACCGGGCATGTCGGGGTGTTGGTCGATCTGATTGCGGCCGGCAAGGAAATTCCCAAGCGGATTCTCATGGGATCGGAGCGGGGCGAATTGGCCTCGACTCAGGACAAGACGGCATGGTCCGAGACGATCAGCACGCGCCGGGTAGAATACTGCGAGGGGCAGATCCTCCGTCCGTTTATCGATCGGTGCATCGAGTATGGTGCCCTGCCGGCACCGGCAAATGACTATACCATCGAGTGGCCCGATCTTCTGGCTGCCAGTGACGCGGAACGGGCAACGGTGGGCGAGACCGTTTCCCGGACGGTGGCCACGTACGCCAATAGTCTCGACGCCCGGGATGTCCTGCCGTTGGATTCGTTCTACTCGCTCGTGCTCGGCTATGACCAGGACCAGATCGACAAGATCAATGAGCAGCGGGAGCAGGAACAACGGGAGGCAGATACGGACGATGACCTGGAGCAGCAACCGCGAATGGAACTGCCGATCGAGGAGTTGCCGACAGAGGAAGAACCGAATGCCATATGACCCGACCAAAACAACCGGTATTCGGTTGGCGTTTGTCAGAGACGTCAACAGGCGGTTTCGGGCGCTCAAGAAGGCGATGAAAGTCCTGATCGTCGATGAGAACTTCTTCGGGTTTGGTCGGCCGAAGATGATGGCCTTCACGTTCGAGACCGAAGCGGCCAAGATCGACGCCTTCATGGAATGGTTAGTCGACATGGAGGAGCAGGGAATCCTCGAAATGGTCTACCGGCCCGGGACGTTGATGCGGTCGGGCTGGACCGGCCTGTACGTCGAGAGTTCTTATCGCAAGGGGGTCCAGCGGGCGTATGCCGAACTTGGCAAGGTGGGGTACGTTCCGCCCGTCCCCCTGGTTGCGGCGCTGACTATGCCGATTCATGCGCGGCGACTTGAACTGCTCTATACCCGGACGTTTGAGGATCTCAAAACAGTGATGGCGGTGACCAACCGGGAGTTGCGAAACCTGTTGACGGATACATTACGGGAGCGGTTGACGCTCGGGGACGCGGAGGGGAAAAATCCGAAAGTGGTGGCGAATGAACTCCTCGCCGACCTGAATGATCGGATTGATGGGGTCGGGTTGGCGCGGGCGCGGATGATTGCGAGAACGGAGGTCATCCGGGCGCACCATTTGGCGACGATAGAGACATACGAGCAGGCGTCGGAAGAAATGCAGGTTGAAGTAATGGCCGAGCTATCAACTGCCGGGGATGGCCGGGTCTGTGCGACCTGTGCCGGCCTGGCCTCCGGCGGGCCATATCGGCTTAATGAGATTCGCGGGATGATCCCAGTACATCCCAACTGTCGCTGTGCCGCTATCCCTGCGGCCGAGTCTGTTGAACTGTTCAAACGAGGTAGACATGAGACGGTTGAGGGCGCAGTCGAAGTGGGAGCTACGGTCTGAGGAACTGAACGGCCGCCAGTACATCGTGGTCCCTGTAGTGCCACTGGCCACCGGTGTCCATGTCGGTATGGACGGCCAAGCGACGTACTATCCGGCGGATGAACTTGCCACGGCAACCACGTACAACAACGGCCGGCCAGTAGTGATATACCATCCGGAGGCCAGCGCGAATGACCCGACCGTCCTGCAGGAGCGGGGCGTGGGCATGCTATACAACCTGCGGTTCGACGACGGCAAGTGGCGGGCGGACGCATGGCTCGACGTGGAACGTATGGAGGCGGTCTCTCCGGGGTTACTGGACCGGATCAAGGCGGGGGAGTTGATCGAGGTATCGAGTGGGGTCTACGGTCGTTTTGAGGCGGCGGCCGGGACGTGGAACGGGGAGACGTACGAGGTGGTGGCGCACACGATTGTGCTGGACCACCTAGCGATATTGCCGGAGGCGACCGGGGCGTGTTCGGTTGCGGATGGGTGCGGGATTCATGCGAATAAATCTATGGCTGAAAATAACGTAACGACGATACCGGAGGGTATGGTGATCGAGAAAATCAAAGCGCTATTTGGATTGCAGGGGACGGCAGAGGAGCGGGCGCGCAACGTGGCCCGGATGAAGCGGCAGATCGACCTGCTGGAGATGAGTCTCGACGATCTCTGGTCGGCCGTCTACAAGGCGGTCAGCGGGCTTGACAACACGTCGTGGTCGCATTGGGTCCGGGAGGTCTATGACTCCTATGTCATCTACGAGGCCACCTGGACCAACCCGAATGAGGGCGAGGGCCCCAAGACCGTTCTCTACAAGCGGAGTTACACGAAAAATGACGACCTGTCGGTGACATTGGGTGACGACGCCCAGGAGGTCAAGGAGCAGCGGGAGTACGTGCCGGTGAACAATCAGGACATCCAGAAACAGAACTGCCAATGTGATAAGGAGAAGAAGGACATGCAGAAAGAGCAGAAGGTGAAGGCGCTCATCGCCTGTGAGCGCACGAAGTGGGCGCCGGAGGACGAACAGTTCCTCATGGGGTTGACTGACGACCAGCTGGACAAGATGACCGTCGATCCGCCTAAAGAGGAGCCGAAGGCCGAGCCGCCGAAGGTGAACGAGGAGAAGCCGGAACCGGAGCCGAAGCAGACGTTTGCGGATCTTCTGGCCAACGCCGCCCCGGAGGATCGCGAGATGTGGGCGCGGTTCCAGGAGCGGGCGAAAGCCGAAAAGGCGCGGTTGATCGGGGAGATCCGTGCGAATGCGGCCTGCCAGTTCAGTGAGGAAGAGCTGGGAGGGAAGTCAATCAGCGATCTGCAGAAGATCGCCGGCCTGGCGAAACCCCGCGACTACTCCGGGAGTTCGGCGGCCCCGACGCAGAATGCCGAGCCCCCGATGCCCCCGCCCCTCTTTGAAGTGAAGAAGTGAAGCGGAAACAAGAACGAGACAAGATAGGAGACTATGACAATGGCCTACAACACGATCGCAATCGTTGAAACCGGGATGATCCGCAAGGAGGCGAAAGCCGATGCCGCGATCACTCCGGGGATGTTGCTGGAGCGTACCACGACCGGTGTCAAGAAGCACGCCGGGGCGGGGCTCGTCGCCCAGCGCATGTTCGCGCTGGAGAACCTGTCGGTCGCGCCGTCGGCGACGGCGACCATCGACACGGCGTACGATACGGGCGAGCGGGTCCAGATCGGGCTCTTTCCTTCGGGTGGGGAGGTCTACGCCCTGCTGGCGAACGGGGAGAAGGCGGTCATCGGGAACTTCCTCGAATCGAACGGTGATGGCCAGCTGAAAGTGCTGGTCGCCGATACGTCGGCCGGCACCATCGAGGTCGGCTCTATCGTCGGCGTCGCTCTGGAGGCCGTCGACATGTCCGGTTCCTCGGGTGTCGACCCGAGCGGCCGGATTCGGATCGAGGTGTTCTGAGGTGGGTTTTTTCATGGGCAGAAATAACGTAAATCCGATAGGACGGAGAAACAGAAGATGAAAGACAGGGAGTTTGACAACGTCCAGGTCGACGTACTGGACCCGAAGGTTCCGTTGGCGTACCAGCTCGGTGCGCCGCAGTCGTTGACCCGGCAAATGCTGACGTCCGGAATCGGGCCGGAGATGCGCAAGAACTCTCTGCTCTCCTACGACCAGTGGAAGCAGATTGACGGCGCAGTGGTTGCGGCGGCCAGACAGCGGATGGTCATCACTCAGGACGTCCTCTCGCGTGGGTTGACCTACCCGCTCGATGATGCTCTTGGTGTCACGGTCATTGCGACCCAAAAGGCAAGCGACTTCGCGCCCGCAATGATGGACATGAACGCCGATACGGAGACGCCGAAAGACAAGGTCGATATCAAGATCGACTACTTGCCGGTGCCCATCGTCCATTCGGGGTTCTGGTTGTCCATTCGTGATCTGCGGTCGAGCCAGCGCAACGGTACTCCGCTCGACACGACGTTGGCGGAACTTGCTGGGCGCGTGGTGATGGAGAAGATCGAGGGCAACTTCGCCACCGGTACATCGACGTACACGCACGGCGGCGGATCGATCTACGGTCTCCTCGATGCCCCGAACAAGAACAGCGTGACCGTCACGGCGCACTGGAATGATTCTGGGGCGGATCCTGTTGCGGACGTGATCGCCATGAAACAGGCGCTCATCAACGACCGCTACTATGGTCCGTATGCCCTCTACGTTCCGACGGCTTGGGAGACGGCCCTCGACGAGGACTATGTCTCCGGCTATCCCAAGACTGTGCGTCAGCGCATTCTTGAGATCGAGGGTGTGCAGTCAGTCCAGGTGTGTGACAAGCTGACCGCGGATTACTGCGTGATGGTCCAGATGACGTCTGATGTGATTCGTGCGATCACCGGGTTTGGTGGCTCGCTCTACACGGTGGAGTGGGACACGCTCGGTGGTCTGCGTGTCCACTACAAGGTCATGGGGATCATCGTGCCGCAGGTCCGGTCGGATTACAACAGCCGCTGCGGAATCGTTGTTGGCACGAAGTAGTGCCATATGAGAGGTGGTCCCGGTGGGTAATGCCATCGGGACCATACAAAGGAGCATCCGGATGGCGATCTATCGTATGACTTCAGGAAAATACTACAGGGATGGCACATGCTACCAAGTCGGTGACACCTTTGAATATCTCGGTGAGCTGCCATGGCACATGAAAAACCAGTGCGTCATGGTTGCGGCAGATCCACCTGAGCCCGAACCGGTATCGACCCTGAAAGTAGAGACGGCGGGCGCCGGCTGGTACCGCGTGCTCAAGGCGAACGGCGGACCGTTGACGAAGAGCGTACGTCGTGCGGTTGCTGTTAGTCTGGCCGGGGAAGCCGCTGTTCTTGCGGCCGAGAAAGAGGGTTGACATGAACGCCGGCTGGACCATCCCACAGATATGGGAAGGGGAGACCTGTTATATCATCGGCGGCGGGCCGTCGGTCAAGACTGCTGAGCTGTCTCTCCTGCGTGGTCGGCGGACAATCGCGGTCAACAACGCCTATCAGCTCGGGGATTGGGATATTCTGTTCTATGGGGACTGCCGTTGGAGAGAGCTGCATGCGAACAAATTGGCTGATTGGCCCGGGTTGAAGATCCACGCATGCAACCACGGGACTGAACGAATCGGGGACACCAAGCGGGTCGAGCGACGCAACCTGCAGGGCCTATCCAGAAACCCAGAGATCCTCGCATGGAACCTGTCGTCCGGAGCGTGCGCGGTCAACCTGGCAACATTACTCGGTGTCAAGAAAATCGTTCTCATCGGGTTTGATATGCGGAAAATCGACGGGCAGAACAACTGGCATGTGGACCATCCGACCTCAAACCGCAAAGGCTACGATCCGTACAAGCGCTTTCTCGGGCCGTTCCCAAAGATCGCTGAGGATCTGGCCAAGCTCAAGGTAGAGTGCATCAATGCGACGCCGGGGTCGGCTTTGACCCTATTTCCGATTATGACCCTGCCGGAGGCGGTATGCTAAAGGTTGCCTGCGTCTACAAAAGCGGGGCAGAGTACACGCCGGAGGACGTGCGCAAGTTGACGGAAGCGGTAGCCGCCAATCTGGCCATACCGCACGAAACCGTCTGCATTACGGACGATGAACAGGGGGTCATGCCGTACGTCGACCACACGGTCTCAATCCTACACGATCTGCCGTACTGGTGGCCCAAGCTCCAGATGTTCAACCTCAGCGGACCGGTCCTGTACTTCGATCTCGACACGGTGATTCTCCATTCGATCGACCACCCGGCGAACTGCGTGCGGACGTTGCAGGATAATTTGATGGTACTGGCGGATTTCTACCATCCAGAATTGATCGCGTCCGGCATCATGGGATGGGCCGGATCGATGCAGTTGATCTGGGACAAGTTCGAGCAGCAGGTGACCGGACCGGGCCGGTTCCATGAGAAGCGGAATGGGGTGTCATTTCAGGTCGGCAACGAGTTATACCGGGGGGATCAAGACTGGCTACGGGTATGGTTACCAAGGCTCGGGATCAAGACGGTCATGGCGCAGAGTATGGATCCAGGGATCTGTTCCTTCAAGGTGCATTGTCGGAACCGGGGGATTCCCGCCGGTACCAATATCGTCTGTTTTCACGGCCGGCCCAAACCAGCGGAGGTTGGGCTATGAACACGACGCTGTGGTTCTACTGGGGGCAACGGCACCTGAGTTATCTCCGGTGGCTGACGCTCTACTCGGCCCGCCAGGTCCATGAGGATGTTACGCTGGTCCTGCGCCGTGAGCCCGTGCAGCCGTCTGTTCGGTGGAGAGAGCAGCAGGATTTCCAGTCCGATCCCATCGGACCAAACTATTTGAACCGCCTGCCGGATATCAAGGTCGTCACGTTGGAGACGATCGCGCCGGAGATCGCAGAGCTGAACGCCCCGGACGTTCACACAGCCGATCTGCTCAAGTGGTGGTTGCTGGCGAAGTTCGGCGGGACGGTCGCGGATATGGATATCGTATTTCTCCGGCCGCTTCCCGTAATCACGCACAACGTACAAGTGACGGTCTTTTCCGATCATCCAAGGTTCGATTACCTGCCGGTGACGTTCATGCAGGGGAACTGCTGTCCGGCCTGGTGGCGCTCATTCGAGAAAGCGCGCAGAGAGTACGACCCCAACTGCTACGAATCGTGCGGGAGCCACTGTGTCGAGGGGGAACGGATCGGCACGTTATCGGAGCGGGTCGTTTACCCGTGGGCCGGTCGGCCGTGGTCGCTGTGGCATAACTGGCTGTTTGAGGCGGACCAATGGCCGGCGATCCCGGAGGACTGCATCGGGATTCACTGGTACGCGGGACATAACCAGCGTTACAACCGGATCATTCAGGGGCCGGACGATTGGCAGAAAGGGGCGGTTATGTGGGCGGCCCGGGAGGTGCAATGCGCGTCTCGGTAGTCAATTTCTGCTCGACGGCAGCGGCCATGCTGGAGTTCTCGACGGACCAACTGTTTCAGTGCGCCGGGACAGAGGATTTCGATTACGTGGTCGTCACCTGGAACCCGACGGATATCGTTCGGCAGTTCCTGCGGACCAGACCGGAGATCCGGCAGGTGCCCTATGAGACGGATCACAACTTCGCCTATGTGCCGAACCTCCGCCGCATGTTCAACCTTGGCTTTGGCGTCGGGTATCAGTTGAACGATTACGTTTGCATTGTCAATACCGATATGGCATTTGGACGTGACTGGCTGGTCAATTTGACGCGCCGCGCCACGCCGGAGATTATTCCGAACAGTCTGCATATCACCCCGATCAAGGGACCGAATGTGGTCACGGCGGACTGCGGACTCCCGACATGGACGAGCTTCAATTTTGACCGGTTCTGGAAGCTGCACGATCAGCTCTATTGCGACAAGGTCGAGACAGAGGAGGAGCGGGGAGGATGGCGGGCGACCCAGACGCTGCCATATGTGATTCACCGAAAATGGTGGGAGCGATGCGGGCCGTGGTTGCCGACGCATGTGCCGGGACAGGAACCACCGGACCGGCAGTTCTTCAGCCGGGTCCATGAGGCGGGCGGGCGCTATATCCTCTGCCACGATTCGATCTGTTACCACCATGAAGCCGGCGAGCGGCGCAGCGGCAAGCGACCCGAGGGCGCAGAACACATGAGAGAGGAACAATGACCGACCAGGTATACGACGTGCTATGCTCTATCGGGGAGTTGATCGACAAACTGTCGATCGAGAACATCAAGTGTCATGCGGCCAATGAGCGGATCCTCACCGAACGACGCAAAGCACACCCGGACGCGCAATTCATCTCCAATCAGGAGTTTGTTGCCCGGACGGCCGGGGAACAGCGGGTCCGTCTGAAAAACGAAATCAACCGGCGCTTGGTGGAGGCAATTCGGCGGGGCGGGTTCGAGACGGCGCCGGAGGCCAGAACCTATGACCTGAAGGATGTCGACCATGCCTGAGTCACAACAGCCCATTGAGGGACGCGACCTCATGATTGAGCGGATCCTCGCCGGCCCCTGCAGCCATGTGCTTGATGTCGGCGCCGGGTCGGGTAAATGGGGGTGCCTGCTCAAGGGCAAGGTGAGACACCTGACCGCATTGGAGGTCTGGGTGCCGGTCGTTGAGAAGTACCGGCTGGGTGACCCGTACGATGAGGTCGTCATAAGCGACGTGCGCCATTTCAACCAATGGGACGAATACGACGTCGCCATTTTGGGTGACGTGCTTGAGCACATGAACCGGGCGTCGGCCCTGACGGTGATTGAGAGGATCAAGGCGGCGGGTATCCGAGCCTTCCTAACCGTGCCGATTTCACTCTGTGAACAGGACGGGACGGTCTACGGCAATCCGTACGAGACGCATCTTGACCAGTGGACGCATGAGGAACTTGAAGCCACCGGGTGGAAACTTCTCCATCGCGGAACGAATGAGGCCGGAACGGTAGAGATAGGGACGTATGAGCTTGAACCCATACGATGACAACAAGGTGCTGCTCCACGTCGACCGGTTGCAGCAACTGAAACACGGAGAGCAGCCGGCGCCGGTACATGTGCAGTTGATCCTGTCGGATCTCTGTAACCTCAACTGCAATTTCTGTGCGTACCGCTCGGCCGGATATTTCACGTCCGAACTGTTCCCGGATGAGAAGGGCAGCTACAATCCTCACCGGTTCATGTCAACAGATAAGGCGTTTGAGATTCTCGATGACTGCGCGGGGATGGGCGTCAGGGCAATCCAGTTTACCGGCGGGGGAGAGCCGACGGTCCATCCGAATTTCCCGGTGATACTAAGGCGGGCACATGAACTTGGACTGGAGACGGGGATCGTCACGAACGGCGTGCGGATGGGCGAAGAACTGAGAGATGAACTGCTCGGGTCGACATGGGTCCGGGTGTCGCTGGACGCCGGAACGCCCGGGACCTACGCGACGATCAAAGGGCTCAATTCAGAGGCGGCGTTCCACAAGGTCATCGAGAACACGGCCGGACTTGCGCGCATGCACCGCAACCGGAAAGACTCATGTTACTTCGGCCTGTCCTTTGTCGTGACAAGAGACAACTGGCAGGAAATCCCCCAGGCAACCAAGGTCGCCTGTTCACTTGGCGTCGACAGCATCCGGTTTTCGGCCGTCTTCACCAACGAAAACGCCGAATACTTTGCCGGCCTCACGGACCAGATCAACGACCTGATTGAGCAGGGGAAGCGGTTCGAGCGGCACGATTTCAGGGTGATAAATAATTTCCGGGACCGGTTCAGCGATCTGTCGGAGGGCCGGCCCGACTTTCAGCATTGCCGGTACATGCAACTGACTACCTACATCGGCGCCGACCTGAATGTCTATGCCTGTTGTGTGACCGCCTACAACCGCTATGGTTTGATAGGGTCGATCGCCAACAAGCGGTTTGTTGAGTTCTGGCATAGTCCCGAGAAGCGGGACTTCTTTGAGCGGTTCGATGCCCGGCAATGTCCGCGCTGTCAGTTTCTCGGGCGCAACCGGCAGATCCAGAGGACAATGGACCAGATACCGGAAGGACACTGGAACTTCATATGAGCGTCGGGATTCTCATAGCTACGCGCAATCGGGCGCCACAACTGCTTTTTGGGCTCCATTCAATCGAGAAGCAGGCGTACAAGGACGCCCCCATCCTGGTCATTGATGACGCATCGACGGACAACACGCCGGACGTTATCCGGCGGTATGGCCACCTGGTACGGTCGCAGCGCATTGAGCGGAGCAACGGATACCGGCGCAACCCTGGCGCCGTGCTGAACATTGGCCACCGGGAACTCTCGGCGGATATCGTGATCGAACAGGGCGGGGAAGTATGCCATGTCACCGATTGCGTGACCCCGCTGGTGGCCGTGTGCAAGCCCGGAACGGTAGCATTGGCGCGGGTCCACCACGGAAGCCCGCAGGAATATATTTCGTTCTGCAAGATGGTCCAGTCCGGAGCCTATGAGTTCCCGGCCGATGTCACACCCGATACGTACCGGACCAACGGGGATACGTGGAAGGTTCCGGTAGTCCAGGGCCATCGGCTCTATTGCGGGGCCGAGCGTCCGGCGCCCTTCCTGTTCTGCGGGGCGATTCACCGGGACGACTTTGAGGCGGTTGGGGGATACAACGAATCTCTGCCGGCGCGCAACGATGAGGACCTGGCTAACAGGCTGATCGCGCGGGGCGTCAAGTTCGTGTTTGTCGGCAGTGCATTGGCTTTTCACCTGGAGCACCCAAAGACATGAACGACGTGACGATCATCATTCCGGTTGGGGGGCACCATTCACGCTATGTGTGCGAGGCGGTACAATCGTGCTTTGCCGGGCCTGTTCATCCGAAGCGGGTCATCGTGGTCGATGACCATGCCCGGCCGCCGGTCCGGTTGCAGCGGGACCCGAGGATCCTCCTGCTCTGTCCGGCGCAACATATTGGACGATCCGCGGCGCGCAACCTGGCGGCCCGCGATGCCGATACGGACTGGCTCTATTTTCTCGACGCGGACGACTGGCTGGAGCCGACGGCGCTCTCTGATTTCGATGCGACCGTCAACAACGGGATAGATTTACTCTATGCGGACTATCAGTATCGTGACGGAATGGGCACGCATCCGGTTCGGAAGCAGCTATGGCGCTACAAATTCCGCGACCAACGCAATCTGGTTAATATCGGCATGTTCGTGAAGCGCGAGCGATTTTACAAAATTGGCGGGTTCGATGAGGATATGGCGATGGCCGAATACTGGGATTTCTTCATCCGGTACACGGCTAATCCGAAAGTCAAGGTACTCAAGGGCGGGCGGCCGTACTTTACGGCTCGGGCGCAATCCTCTGTTCACCTGAAAGCACAAGAGGCCCTTGATGCCGGGTCAGACAAGATCGCCGCACTGATCCGGGGCGGCTACTATGACAAATGGAGGAAAATCTAATGGCGCGTACGACGGCCCAAGAGGTCAAGGCGATCATGGTGGGGACAGGTTTGACGTATGAGCAGCTGCAGCCGTTCGTCGATACGGCTGAGGTGATCGTTACGGAAGCCTGCTCCGGCTATGGAGAGGACCTTCAAGAGAAAATGATGATGTGGCTGGCGGCGCATTTGGCCTGTTCGGCAGATCCGGAGATTGTAGCAGAGACGATGGGCGCGGCCAACGTGACCTACAGTGGGCGGACCGACCTTGGTCTGAACTCCACGAGCTATGGACAGAAAGTGCTGCTCATGGATCGGCACGGCTATTTGAACCAGAACAAGAAAATCTCCATGAACATTCTCGCCGATGAGGAGGACGCATAAGATGGCGCAGATTCTGATCACCATGAAGGAGGATACGATCCAGCTCCATTTGTTCTCCAACGATGAGATTGAAAACATCATTGGGGACAACGAGAGTGAGGTCTCGGCTGCCCAGGAGATTCTTGCCAAGCGATCGATTCGTGACGCGCAGGAGGCCGTCGTCCGCGAGGTGGCGGCGCGTTTGACAGCGCTACCGACGACGGAGTTGCCCGATGGGGTCGTCGTCAACTACAAGCAGATGCTTGGGGCGGTGCTGTCTCTCAAGAAACAGATCGAGGACGGGAATGCCGTTTAAGTTGCAGACAAACAGGTCGTTGAACCAAGTGGCGGTCTATTGGGCGCCGGGGACATCGGACGGGTATGGGGATCGCACGTTTACGGTCGGGACCGAGATCGCCTGTCGCTGGGAGGACCGTCAGGATGAGTTTGTCGACCCCTCTGGGGACAAGAAAATCTCGCGGGCGGTGGTGTACGTCGCGCAGGATCTGGCCGTCGGGGGGCATCTCTATCTCGGGACACTGGCGGATCTGTCCAGCAGCCAGGACGACGATCCGTTTGCGGTGCCGGCGGCGTGGGAGATACGGGGCTGGGAGAAGATCCCGAAACTCAATGGTGCGTCATATACCCGGAGAGCGTGGCTGTGAAGTTTCGCGGTGGTGACCAGATCGCCAAGAACCTGCTCAGGTGGCGCAACCAGGCCGAGCGGGTCATGGTCGGCCGCATGCGCCAAGCCTGCCTGTTGGTGCAGCGCCGGTCTCAACTGATCGTACCGGTAGACACCGGTTATCTCAAGAGCACCGCTGATACCGATGCCGGATGGAGGGGCAGCAAATTGATCGGGGTCATCTTCTACACGGCATCCTATGCGCTCTTTGTCCACGAGAATCTGCGGGCTCGACACAAAGAGGGAAAGCAGGCAAAATATCTGGAGCAGCCGTTGCGGCAGTCGGTCTGGGAGATTGCGAAGATTCTCGGAGGTGAGGTCAAATGAACAGCCCCGCTGTTGACATAGCCGGCATTCTCGATGGGGTTAGCAGCCTCGGCCTGACTATTGGGACCGACCTGTTTGTCGGGGATTTGCCCGATGGTGATACGCTGGCGGTGTGCATCACCGATACCGGGGGATATCCTCCAGTCAATGCCTTGACCAAAGAGCACTTCGACCGGCCGACTATCCAGATCCGGATACGCGGGGCGCGGGGGGCATACACGGCGGCCTATGGTCTGGCGCTGGCGATCGATGAGGAGCTGCACCTGTTGGCGGAGGAGACGGTTGGGGGGACTCGATACTTGGTGATCGAGCGGATCAGTGACATCCTGAGCCTCGGGTTCGACGAGAAGCACCGGCCGGAGTTCACCATCAACTACAGGGCGGATCGGACGGCATGAAAATAATTATCCTACTGATCGGTGTCTTGCTTTTGACCGCGGGACAAGTATGCGCCGAATTTGAATGGTATCTCACGGCCAACCGTGGCGCCGATTCCGTTGCCATTACCAGTCTACCATATACGATTTCAACTGGTGGGACATCTGGGACCAAAACTCTCAAAGTGTATTATTTGACGGGCAACCTCAATGCAGCGGCTGGTGGCATTAGCGTCTCTGGGGAACGTGACTGGTGGGAAGTCAACGGTCAGAATTATACGATCACGTTCGACAAGGACAGTGCGGGCGGATGTGACGGGATTGCTCTATCGAATAATTGTGACCATTTCATTATCCGCAACCTGACGGTCACGCAATATCAGACTGCGAACGCGGTCGAATCCGGCTCCAAAGGTGGTTCTGACGTATATGCGATCAATATGGGGGTTACACTTGATTGGGGCGCCCTGTTGAACGTTAGCGCTCACGTATACGGGCATTCGAGCAAAAACGTCAACGCCTCCGAAAGTGGCCCAACCGTCTACGGCATGGAAATCAAGGGTGGAGATTATACATCATACTCCAATTCCTTCGATTCCAGACATTCACTTGATGGTGCCGCTGTTACGCTCCGGCAATATCGGGATGATACTCCATGGGACACGGCGAATTGGTGGGTACACGGGATCACAATTCAAGACGCACCACATGCCGGCCTGCTCGTGGGTGGGGTCGCATGGGTGGATAGCAACTCGGTCAAAATCGATGGGCGAAACGGGACCGGTGGCTCATGGGCGAACTGTCATGCCATTGCCGATCTGGGGACGTGTTATACGGGGAGCCGGTTCCGCTACAATACTATCCGCACCGGGACGGCTCATGGTGGCGGGCGCGGGATGTATTTCAACTTTACGGAGGGGACCGCCGATCACCCGGTAGAAATGGCCTACAATGATATCCGGGTCAATCAGGGCAACAGCAGTGAAGACGAAGGCGCTCGGGGATTGCGCATTCGTTGGGGGGTTATGTACCTGCGGGTACACGATAACTATATCGAAGTCAGTTGCGACGATGATCCTAATACGACCTATAAGGGGGCGAATGCGCACGGCATCTGGTTTGGGGCGATCGGTGAGGAGAGTTCCGACACCAGTGCAAACAACTGGATTTACAACAACGAAATTCATGCGACGTTTACACTCACCGGAACCGATACTACCACCCAGTGCGCCGCAATTATTATCGATCAACTGCAGGACCCATCAAATCCCTTCGGGAATGGTAACCGATTCTTCGGGAATAAGCTCTATTCCAACGTCCGCGTATATCAGTTCGGAGACGACTACCATCCAGCGAACCACATCATCTCCTATCGAGATACTATTATTTGGGAGTCGCCGTGGTATACATGCGGCTACCATTGGCATGAGGCGGTTGGGGTTGGTACTGGACCAATGACATGTGAGGACAACTGGATCATTGACCCGATTTATATCGACTGTGATTCGACCGACGTCGGACACCGTTCGGGGGGAGGCTCACAAAGCTGGTGGCTCGCCCGGACCGTCAAAGCATATGCGCGTGGGCAGTATGGGGTTCCACTTGTCGGCGCCACGGTAAACATACGCAACGGCGAGGGAACCGTCCTGTGCACCCTCACGACGAATAGTCAGGGGTATGTGATCGATACAGTGGCCTATCGATATGAGCGTTGGGGCAGTGATGCCCAAACGAACGATAGCTCGTTTAATCCAATCAAGGTGTTGGCGTCCACGGGGACCGATTCCGATTCATCCTCTGCGATCGTACTCACGGACGCGGAATATGAGGGGACCGACTTCATCGTCACGATTGGGGGACTTAGTGGCGGGACCAAGGGGAATCTCGATCGGGCGGTACAATATACCTTGACAGGGGCGAATGATTGGCCCGTCCAATGGGCGGAGGTACACTGGACCGATGCCTATGGTCACACGACAACTGATACCACGGATGGTTGGGGCATGGTCTTCGATACATTGCCAGCGGTCCACGGCGACTCGACATTCAATCCCTATACGATTACGGTCGTCAAGTATGGTTGGGATACCGCAACGGGCGGATACATCTATGACAGCATCGAGACCGAAACCGCTCTCTCTCTGGATTCTTCTGATACTGATGGTTCACAGTTGTTCAACGGCACCCTTGGTACGTTGTTCGGACAGGACCCGGAGCGGGTGTCGATCCTATTTGCCCACTACTCGAACGGCGCCATTGCATTGGCGGGCACCTGCTGGAGTTCAAGTTACCACAAGAATATCCTTTACTGGCTCGACACATTGGTCATCCACAATTCCGTCGGGGACACTGGACGGATTTCATTCCGCAGCTATAACCTCAATGCGGACGGCGGCAATTATACCGGAACGGCCCTATCCGATACGGTCGTGGGGACGGGCGAGAACGGTTGTGAATTTGATCGGATTGCCAACTCGTCATTCTCGTGGGGCGGCGACCAGAACAAAATGCAAATCTGGAATAGACAGGACAATGGGCCAATTTCGGAGGGAGGCGAGTATGACCGCGCCGGGTTGGTCGATTTTTTCTTCGGTGTCGCCGGCCATGATACTCTCGGTTGGTGGGCACCATTCCGCACCTGCGAACTGGCCGACGGGACGGTCGAACCGGACGGCTTCGACATTTTTATGGTTAAGCAGCCTCAACGGGCATTCGGGTGCGCGGAAGGCTGCGATACCGCGATGATCAGACAGCGGTGTGACTCGCTCAAGATTCTTTGGCAGAAGGTCTATGACTACTGCGCCGACTATCCGCAAATCCAGTGGGTGCTCGTGTTCGGCGTACCGTACGATGCGGACGCATCGAATATCAGCGAAGCGGAAGCGGCCATTCTCGGCAAGCATCTCAACTGGTGGAATGATACGCTCCCGACGGTTAATCCGGCCCCGAACGTCTGGTTATTCGATTCCTTCTCACCACTCATGCAGTGGGAGAGCGGGCATTACATGGAGGCGGGTCATGAAGTCAAGTATATGTTCGCTGATTCGGTGACGGACAGCGAAAACCATATCCTCGCGAGCGTCGGGGCCTCATTGGTTCAGGATACGTTGGTCCCATTTATCAAAACGATTTGTGATTCGCTCCTAACATGGCGCCGGACGGCAATAGTCGAAGAAGAGGAAGAAGGGGATCCACCTGTGGCGGGTTTCTATGGGACACCGACTACAATCGATTCCGGGGAGACTGTCTCATTCCACGACCAGAGCACAAATAGTCCGACCGAATGGGACTGGGACTTTGGGGACGGAAGTACGCACGGCACGACGCAGAATCCGAGTCATAAATACGATTCAGTCGGCGTGTTCACGGTTGTGTTGACAGCTACAAATGAATACGGGTCAGACGACTATACGAGGACGAATTATATCACGGTGCAATCTCCGTCGCCGGCGGGAACCGTGTCACGAGTAAAGCTGAGGAGATGAGCGTATGCGGAAACTATTGATCGTTGTCTTTTTCCTGCTGGCCGGAACCACGGCGACCCCTGCCGAGCTGATTCTCGGCCGTGGTGTCGGATATGACGCACAGTCAACGCACCTGAATATTGACGGGACCGACTCGACGGTCAACTATTCATCTTCGCTCGGAGACTATGTCTCGTCATTCTCCGGCTCGAGCAGGCCGGCCATATTGATCCGTTGGGCGGATAGCCTCAATGCGATCATCTCGGGTAAGACGATTGACTCGGCGTATTTGCGGGTTGTGCTGACCGGTATCGAACGGGACAATGACTCCGCCTACTTTATCGCACGCCCCCTGGTCCATTGGGGATACAATACCGCAACCTTCCTCAACTATGCGACCGGGTCAGCGTGGAATACAGCGGGATGTAATGGGGCGGGAACGGATTACGCGACGACCGACTCGGTTCAATTCACGTTTGGCGCATTTGGTGACGCCAGTTGGGCGAATGATGACACCATCCGAATCCCCATTACCGATTTCGTCCAGGTCTGGGCAGACGACACAACGGACAATGAGGGACTTGTCATCAAGGGGCGGGGCGGATACTGCATACTTGGTATCTATTCTGCAGATCATACGACGGCAGCTCGACGCCCCGAAATTCAGGTTTACTATCCGTCGGGGCCGGTGACGGTCTCGCCGCCAGCATCGGTATCCATCGACACGCTCCACTCCGACTTCAGTGATGAAGAGGACTCCATCGAGGTGACGGTGACGACCGGGTCACAGACCGGATATGACAAGGTGATCATAGCCTGGTCCACGCTGGTCAACCCGGACAGCTCGAACGCCGGTGATACCCTTGAGTGGGCCTACCAGGCTTCCCATACGTTTACCGATACCATTATCGTTGACGACATGGAGGAGTATACCGCCTACATCAACGCCTGGAACTACGACGCAACAGATGGGTGGTCAACGCGGCGTAGTGATACGAAGGTCTTTCGACTCGCAGCGGACACGTCGCCGCCGGATTCATTTGAGGTGATTCGCGCCTTCATTCTCGACGTCGACAATACTCTCGACACTGTTCTGTTTCAACTTGGAGCAGTCGATTCAACCGATTTCGATGGTGGTGGGCGCACTATTATCCGGTATAGCCCAACGCTGATCCCCCAGGACACCACACAGGGATCACTGGCATATGCCGCCAACACCAACGTCGAGAATACGACCGTCACGGTCGGTCTGAACCTCGCTAACCCGACGTGGGTGTATTTCGCGGCCTTTGCTCTCGATGAGGCGCGCAATGCCAGCGATCCGACAATCTGCAGTACCTATGTGGCGGATATTCCCGAGGGTGGGTCGGGCAGCCTCTGGACACAGGACCAGATTGATTCGGTACTCGGGGCGATCCAGGCGACGTACGACGTGCTCTACGATACCGTCCTCGTGTACGTGCGGGACACGATCACCGTTTATGTCGACACATCGCTCTTTGCTACGGTGCCGGAAATCTGGCAGGACAGTCTGCCGGTCGACACCGGAGAGGTCGGGGCGTGGTTGACAGCTAACCTTGCGACGGCTGAGGCTGCTCTGTCGGATGCTGATATCGCGGTCATTATGGATTCCATCTTGAATCTACTCCCGAGCGATACCAGCAATGGGGGCCTGCTCTCCGCCATTCTCCGGTTGGCAAATACCTCACTTAAACCGACTACGGCAGGTCGGACGCTCGATGTAACGTCCGGGGGTGCCGCCGGCATCGACTGGGCCAATATTGAGGGTCCGACTACGACTGTATCCCTCTCTGGGACAACGGTCGGGACAGTAACGGCCGCTACTCTGGCCGCAGGCCAAATGACCAATATCAAAGACACGATTAACCTGAAGCTCGACGATGACACGACTTTGGTCGCCTTCCTACGCCTCGCCGCTGCGGGCGGTACGGATACATGGAACAACACTCAACGGGATTCGGTCCTCGGCGCCTTGTCGGATGCGGCCAAGCGGCTATTTGCGGCACAGGTGTCCGACACCGTCTGGGATGAGCTAGCGGCTGGACATATGACGGCTGGATCATTCGGCGATAAGATCAATGACAGTCTTGACGCCAAAGTCTCCAGCGCGGGATCGTCGGCCAGTATCAGCGACGCCGACAAGGGTGACATTATTGACTCCCTGCTGAATCGCAACATCGCTGATACCGTGAGCGGGAAATTGGTGTCACGCATGCTCGATCGAATACAACGGACCACCGACACGGTCAACGGCATCCTGGACACGCTGCAGCTACAGGATGACTGGATTCTGCAGCCGACGGTAGCCGGTCGCAAGCTCGACGTGACCACGGGTGGCGCTGCCGGCATCGACTGGTCAAACATTGAGAACGCCACAAGTACGGTCAACCTGACGGGGACGACAATCGATTCCGTCGTCGATGCAGCTCTTGGTGGTGCGCAAATGACCAATATTGCGGATTCGACGGCCGATGCCGTCTGGGGCTACCTTGTTCGTACGGTGACGGGGGTGACGACGGGGGTGACCCTGCTCGCCGGCCAGCAGACGGCGATCGCAGAGTCG